TCCTTTGATTACAGGATCAATCTCTGCGGTAGTTGGTAGTAAAGCCTTTAGCGAAGTTCCTTATTTAATTGATTACAATAATTACGACCCTGTATTTTCTGTCTATACAAACGCAGCTGGCTCTTCTTTTATTCTGTTTGGCGATGGCGTTAGTGGAGTTGTCCCAGACCCAGGCGCGCAAATCTACGCCACTTACCGTGTTGGCGGTGGTGTTGCTGGGAACGTAGCTATTGGGGCAATTACTTCCATTACTAATAACAGCTATGGCGGTTTAAGGGTTAAAAACTTAACCGCAGCAAGCGGAGGCTCAGAGGAAGAAACAACAGATTCAATTAGAGTAAACGCCCCATTAAGCTTAAAAGCTTTAAACAGAGCGGTCTCTTTAGCTGACTATTCAGCTTTAGCAACGGCTGCTGGCGTTGCTAAAGCAAATGCTGTTGCGGATGTATACACAAGCGTAACTATCTATTACGCCCCTTCTGCAGGAGACTTGGGAGTAAACGATGACGGCGTCACCCCGTCTGACGTATTTAATAACTTTAAAACTACCCTTACTTCATTTTTAACTGGAAAAGTACCAGCAAACACAACAATAACTTTCCAGCCACCAACTTACGTAGTTACTAACATAACTGCAACAATCACAGTACTTCCGCAGTATAGAAAAACATTAATAGAAACCGCGGTAACGGCTGTTTTAACTGAGCTCTTGGCGTTTGATAACGTAGGTTTCCGAGACACAATCACGCTAACTGACGTCATAAGCGCTGCAACTTCTATTGAAGGTGTGGCTTATATACAAGTTGAAAAACTTGTACGAAACGACGCCGACTTAACTTACACAATATCCAATAAAGCGGCTTCTGGTACTGTGGCTACGCTAACTACTAGCGCTACGCACGCTTTAACTCAAGGAAGTACCGTAAAAGTTACTGGCGTCGACAGTACGTTTAATGGCACGTTTGTCGTTAAATCGGTAACTTCTACAACGTTTACCTACGATTTAATCTCCTCAGTAGTTAGTAGCGTGTCCGCTTCAGGATCCGTTACTAAACTAGTTACTACCTCAGTAATTTGCGCACCCAATGAGATCCCAAAGCTTGGAACTTTATCTTTGACAATTAATGGGGGAATCAATAACTAATGGCTCGGTACGGTATAAATTATTACGGACTCTCTACATACGGTACTGAGACCGCTGTTGCGTATGCCGCAAATAACTTTACCGCTACCTCAGGAGCCGTTAACGACCTAGGAACACAGTACGGAGCAATCACACTTAATTGGAATAGCCCTTCAGGTAACTGGTCAAAAATAAAACTAGTGAGAAACTCTTACGGGTTTCCCGTAAATGAGGTGGACGGCACTCAGTTAGACCTTAAAAACAATAATATGTTTGAAGCGTACAAAGAAACTGACCCTACAACCTTTACTGACAAAAACTTGGCTAAAAACGCTTTTTATTATTATTCTTTATTTGTTTTTGAGCGCGTTAACTATAAATGGCTTCGCGCAGGAAACGCTATTGGTCTTGCTGTTGAAGACTACGGCTACGCTGACAACTTATATAACTTTTTACCAGAAATTTATAAAATTGCTAATTTAAATGAAGTAGCTGGAGAGTCCAGTAACCAAACTCTTTACAACTTCTTGTCTATTTTTGGGTTTGAGTTAAGTAAATATCACACACTAACTAATTTACTAATTAACAGGCATGACACCTCTAAATTAAATGGATTACTCTTACCATCTTTACTACAACAGTTTGGCCTTCAATACGAACCAGAAATAGGCTATCAACATGCTCGTATTTTGGCACGTGATGCTGGTCAGTTGTACAAGTCAAAAGGCACAGTTGACGGGTTAAGAGAGTTTTTAAAGGCATTTACTGGGTGGGCTGTTCCTACCGTTGCTAGTGTGCCTAACCCAACAGTCAATGGCATATCTGTTAGTAAAAACTTAATGCTTGATTACAACGACTCATCTTTTGAAGAGTCGGTGGGCCATTGGGCAAGCAGTGGGTCAGCAAACTTATACTGCCTTAAAGCTAAAGACGTTAAAACAATTGCTTTAACTAGTAACGTGGCAACTCTTGACATAGGAACTCACCAATATAACGTTGGAAACTATATTTTTGTTTCTGGAAGTGCTTTGCCGTTGTTTAACCAAGCCACTGCAGTTGCAATTACTGCCGTCACCGCGACTACACTTTCCTTTTCGTTAACTGGCTCAAACGTTACCTCTATGAATGCTTGGAACGCCTTAACTGAAAGTTACCCACAAGTATCCCCATCACCTGCCCCTTGGGATGAGCCAACAACTCCTATTTTTTATCCAAATAAACAACTTGGAATTATGGCTGTTAAAAATTCAAGTGTAACGGCAGGAACTGTAACTTTAGCTTGTGGAGCAAGTGCCCCTATCATTAAAGGCATTCCTGTTGTTGCAGGCACAGCCTATTCATTCAGCATTTATACCGTTAATTCAACTACTACACGTAATGTTACTGTAGGTATTACTTGGTATGACCGATTTGGTGCTTCTATTTCTTCAGTTACTGGATCAGCTACCGCTAGTGGTACAGGATCGTTTTCTGCCCGTGCAACAGTAATTAACAAAACAGCCCCAGCTACAGCTTATTATGCTGTACCTACTATTTCTATTGCTGCCCTTGCGGGGTCAGCTAGTAATGAATATCAGTATTTTGATTGTGCGCAATGGGAAGCTAGCGCAACAGCAACTGATTTTGATGAGGCTCGGCAACTCCATTTAACTTTAAAAGCAACACGAATTAATGAACTTTTAAATCCTCATTTTGAGTTAAGTGGTGGAAGCTACTCTTCGCCTACTGTAGCTCCTTGGGTTATATCTGGATCAGCCGCTACTGTAACAATCAGTGAAACCGCTAAGCAACCAGAAACTACTTCATGGCAAACGCTTTATAAAACTTTAACGTCTGGCGTAGCTAGAATAGAAACTTTATATACAAACGATTTTAAAGTTGGAAATAAAATATATGTATCTGGTGTTGGCACTTCATTTGATGGAGTTCAGACAGTAACCGCCGTTGGCGCCTCTGCCTCATCTGGCGGAACAGTAACAACCTACGCTTATATAGAGTATTCAGTTTCAGGCAGTCCATCAGATGTTGTTCGCACCGCAGACGTTGACGGCGTTGTATGGCTATCTGGTAATGTTTTAAAACTTGCAGCTACGGCCGCAGGCACCGTCAATGTTAAGTCTTGGGACTCATCAACTAGCTCTCACCTTATGCCAATTCATTATCCAAACACCTCATACACATTTAGCGTCTACGCTCAAAGAGATACTAATAATGAATCTGTTACCGTTTCCATTAAGTGGTACACCTCCGCGGCAACTCCTGTTTTAATTAGTACATCTACTAGTAATGCTTTTACAATTACAGCCTCTGGAAATGATTGGAATAGGCCGTACATAACCGCCGTCGCACCAACAACCGCTGCATATGCAGTTGTTAGCCTTGACTGGCAAGCGGCAAACGGTAGAACTCTTTGGTTAGACTCGGCTTTGTTTGAAAACTCCCCAATTGTATCTTGGTACTTTGATGGCGCAAGCGGATATGGGTCTTTTCCAGATTACGAATGGCAAGGCACAGCAAATGGCTCCCGAAGCCACTACTATAAAAACAAGTTTGCTATTCAAGATAGAACTAGCAACGCTATGTTTAAAGATAAGTTGCCGCTGGGCTCTACCGTGGCAATTTACCTAGCTCAGCCAAAGACGTAACCCATGTGCTAGTGTGCGCCTTCCCTACCAAGGAGGCCACATGGACAAATATTATGTGATAGTTGCAGGAAGCGGCTCAACTAGCCGTGCAAACCTAGAAGCGCTTATGGAAGACCATTTTTACGCACATGGTGCAGATGGCGTTGTTGTTTTACCTTATGAAACAAAGCCAAGTCAAGGGCAGGTATTTGCTGCTCAACTGGCTAAAGATAAAAACAAAGAACTAATTGTGTACACCAAATCAGGCAAGTTTGAAGGCCTACCAACCTCAACTATGGTTGAAGGTTTGGCTAAAGATGCCGCAAATGATTTTAAAAAGGAAAAGGCTTTTGCGTTTTTGTTGTGGGACGATGAAGACCCTAACAGCGTAAACCTACTGGCCGATCTTGACGGCATCCCTTGTTTTGATCTAACAGACGGATTAAAAAGCATGTCTTCGGCAGACGTTACCCGTATGGAAGCGCCAATAATCCCTGAGCAAGAAACTATTAAGGTAGAAGCTGAGCAGGTTGATGAGGAAGAGGATGAAGAAGAAGAAGACCTCTCCGAAGAGGAAGAGGTTGATGAGGCTGAAGAGGAGATTATGGAGAACCTCTATTACGGGATTCAAGCCATAGCCCAAATCTTTGCTCAAGCCTTAGTAGAAGCTATGGCGGATACCCCAAATAAACCTTTAAAGGGCCCTGAGGCGTGATTACAGGCTTACCCCTACAAGTGTTACAGGCCATGGCCAAAAGGACCCGTAATCGGGGCGCTGAACCACTTTCTAAAGATCTTGGAATAGGCCGAAACCGAATCCAAGAAGCCATAACCTATCTTCGCAATATCGGGGCAATTGAGACAATTACCGTAAAGTTCGCAAATGGTAGCCCAATCAAAAGTATAAATATAACCGATTTGGGCGATGAATTGCTGGGGCATACAGTCGGGGCATACAGCGGGGCATACATACAGCAATCTGAGCAGAATAGCTATATACCCAATATAGCTTATTCATATATAAGTAAACCGAATAGCGAACAGGGTTCGCGGGAGGCACACATGAGTGAGTATTACTACGATGAGGATGAGCGTCTAGAGGCGCAACGTAAATTCCGCGAAAAGCAGCATGCTGAAAAAGTAGGAGCGCATGAGGATAGGCGCCAGCAGAGGATGATTAAGCGCAGTCAATCTAACGCGGTTAGCTGGTCTTCTACAGATTCCGCATTTGAGTTTGCCGAGCAGATGCACAGCTTGTGGCACATTAAACCTTGGCAAGTGACTCGTAGCCGTTTTAGGTATGCCCTTGACGCTAAACGTAAAGAGTTCAACACCGACGGTTCTATTGAGCTAGAAATGATGAAGTTATTTTTTAGCCAGATTAAGCACGAAACACAACTCATAGATCCTGAGATGGTTTGGAAACGTTTTATTGTTCAGTTCCATAACTTGCTTACCGAGGTTCAGCGTTCTAAGGTTACTGCCGAAGAGCTTGAAGTTATTAAAGAGAAAGCTAAGCGATCGTTAGAATGGATGGATAATGTTTAAACTTGATGAGTTAAAAATTCGCCGCCGTTCATGGGTTCAAATGGCTAACGTACCAACCGCACGTCTTGGTTGGACTTTAGAAGACTGCACTGAGGTTAACGATGAAGACCTCACCATGATTAGAAAATGGCTAGACGCCGTTAAGAATAAAAAAGTAATTAGGGCTGTTGGTTCAAACGGGTGCGGTAAGGGGCTTATGTTCTGGGGAACACCAGGTCACGGTAAAACTACTTTAGCTTTATCAGTTATACAAGAAGTAATGGCTACATTCCCCCTTGATGCGTTTGATGTTAAAGAGAACGGTCCTTTAATTCGCCCTTGTTATTTTGCAACGTTCAACGCCATCTTAGATTTAAAGGGGGCTATGATGGACGGCCCAACTGACGACCAAGAGGTTGTTTACTCAGGAATGCTTGGGGAATGCCGAAATGATGCCTATAACATCAGAATTCTTGTTATAGACGATGTTGGCAAAGAACACGCTAGTTTGAGCGGATGGCAGAAAAATATGTTACATCATGTTTTACGTACCAGATTCAACAACGGATTGCCTACTATTGTTACCACTAACATTGAGTTAGAAGATTGGGCAGGTCTATACGGTGATGCTACAGAGAGTTTTGCCAACGAAGCCTTTGGCTACCTCCCTATTACTTCTAAGCGTGGGGACTTACGACGATGAGGGAGCAAGACGTGAGTCAACCAACTAACCGTTTAGTACAGGTGTTCTTAAGCCAGTCTCAAACACCAGGTCCTGGGATCTTTGAAGTAAACGCTAATGGGGTCGGTACTCTAAGCTGCACTTGTCCTGGGTATAACGTTCGCAAATCGTGTAAGCACACAAAGTTTGTACAGAATCGAATTGATAACAATAATGGAAGCTACCCATTAGAGATATCAAGTCGCGCTACAAAAGAAGATGCGTTAAAAGCAAAAGAGTCAAACGATGAGTTTCGTGACTTTGTGATTAAGTTTGGAAAAATAGAGGTTTATTAATGCAACATGGGGATATCAGTAATGAGCTCCCACAAAGAATAATAGTAGTAGCCGACGTATTCTTAAATGTAGAGCGAGTTGTAAAAAAGAAATTTAAAGTTTTTCCCGTTGTTACGGTTAATAAAAGCACTAGACGGGAAATATTAAGTTATTTGTTTTTATTAACTAACAAGCGTGGGGTGACTCTTGAGCTTGTTTCATTTGATTTATCTGAAGAAGAACTAAACGAGGTCATGCTTGTGCTTGACGCGATGGGCACTAACCCATTTAGATATTGCACTACGTACGATAGGTTTGAGCAGTTAGTTGCTGAACTTCCGTATAGACCCGAAGTTATAGGCGTGTTAGATTTACCGACTCGTTTGCTACGATACGGACACTGGGGATTGGACTTCAATAGCTTATGAACAACGACGCAAGATTAATTAGTAAGATAGTTGAAGATAGAAACATAGGCGTTGCTTTAGAGCGCAATGTAAACGAGCATTGGTTTGCTGATGTAAACGATAAGAAGATGTTTCGTTTTTTACACGACCATTACACCAACTATCAAGAGTGCCCAAGTCTTGACGTTATACTTGAAAACTTTCCAACCTATCAAACATTAGGTATACAAGATCGTATTGATTATTTAATTGATAGGGCTGTTGAGAATCGTCGTAAAGCCTCTGTCATTAAAACTATTGATGAGGTTTTATCTTCTATTGAAAAAAACCAAGACCATGAAGGCGCCATTATTTCTATGGAGCGCGGGTTAATTAGGTTAGAGGAAGAAGGCCTTACTAAATCTAATGATTTAGAAATTACAGATGCTGCTAAGCACGCCAAAGAAGAATATGAGTTCCGTAAAGCAAACCCAGGCTTATTAGGATTGGCTACAGGGTTTCCTACTATGGATGAAGCAACCTCTGGGTTACAGCCAGGTCAGCTAATTGTTATCGTGGCGCCACCAAAAACTGGTAAGTCAACACTTGCGTTGCAAATTGCTTTGAACGCTCACTTAAATGGCAAAGTTCCTATGTTCATGTCATTTGAGATGAGCAACGCAGAGCAGAAGTCTCGTTACTACGCAATGCGGGCTCGGATATCTCACCGCCGCCTTATGACGGGAACGTTAGCTCCAGATGAGGAGACTCGTTATTTTAGAGTTGTTGAGGGTATTGAAAATATGCGTGAACGTTTTTGGTTCGTTGACTCTTCAGGTGGTCAGACTGTAGGCGCTGTTGCTAGCAAGGTGCAGAGCAAGAACCCAGACATTGTATTTATTGACGGTACCTATTTGATGATTGATGAGCAGTCTGGGGAGTCAAACACCCCACAGGCAATTACTAACATCACTCGTTCTTTAAAACGTTTGGCGCAGAAAATTAACAAGCCAATCGTTATCTCTACTCAAGCTCTTACTTGGAAGATGAAGAAGGGGCAGGTAACAGCTGACTCTATTGGTTACTCATCCTCATTCCACCAAGATGCAGATGTTATCTTTGGTTTGCAACGCGAGGACGAGAATGTAGATGACACACGTTTGCTACGTGTTGTTGCTAGCCGTAACGGTGGCCTTAGCGAAGTGTCTTTGATGTGGGATTGGAATACAGGCCACTTCCGCGAGATTAGTGATGATGACCTATGACATTAGAAGAGATGACCGATACGTTATCTCGCCTCGGCATTGAGGTATTAGATACTCGCGGGGATGAGATTAATGGTTACTGCGCTGCTCACGAGCAGCGTACAGGCCATATAGACCATAACCCTTCTTGGTGGATTAACTCGGACTCAGGCGCCTTTATTTGTTTCTCCTGCGGTTGGAAGGGGAACCTTTACTCGCTAGTTAGTTACATACAAGATATCGAGTATACAAAGGTTGGGGACTGGTTAGGCTCTGCCGCTAGTCTTACTGCTCGTTTTAGTAGATTAACAAACGCTATTAAGCGCAAGCCTATTGAGGATGTAACAGTTGTTACTGAGTCAATGTTATCCGCTTACACGGCTCCTCCAGAGTATGCGCTTGAGGTTCGTGGGTTATCTACAGAGAGCGCTGCCAAGCACGGGCTTTTATGGGATGAGCGTGCGGGTAACTGGATCATTCCTATTAGAGAACCACTAACAGGTACTCTAATAGGATGGCAAGAAAAGGGGTTCTCTCACCGTTATTTTAATAATAGACCTGTAAAAGTAAAAAAGAGCGGTAGTTTATTTGGGTATGAGCATTACAAAGGTGGAGACATGATTGTTGTTGAGTCTCCACTGGATGTTGTTAGGCTTAGTTCTATCGGTATTGAAGGCGCAGTTGCGACCTATGGGGCTATAGTGTCTGCCGCCCAATTCAATCTAATACGTGGCGCCGATAGAATTATTTTTGCTATGGATAACGATGACGCTGGAAAAGCGTCATCTCAAGCCCTACTAGAGCTGTGTAAGCAAATGGGTGTAGAGTGCTGGTTATTCAATTACAGCGGTATTGATTTAAAGGATGTAGGCGGCATGAGTAGGTCAGAGGCTTTGACTGGATTGTCTACTGCACGTCATCAACTACGAGGGGTAGCAAAATGATTATTGGTCTTTCAGGGTATGCACGTTCAGGAAAAGATACGGTTGCTGGAATGCTTATAGGGCTGCACCAGTATCAACGAGTTGCTTTTGCGGATAAAATTAAAACGTTCTTATATGAGATTGATCCTTTAATTATGGTTAACGGGATTGATGTTAGCTTACAAAACATTATTGATTCCAAAGACTGGGAAACGGCAAAGGCTGAGTTTCCAGAAATTAGAAGCCTACTTCAAAGGCTTGGCGTAAGCGCTCGAAGCATTTTTGGATACGATTTTTGGATTGATCAGGCTTTAAGAGACTACAACGTTACTGAAAAAATTGTTATAACGGATGTGCGGTTTAAGAACGAAGCGGCTGCCATTAAGCGGCATAAAAACGGCCAAGTGTGGCGTATTAATCGTATTGGCGTAGGCCCAGCCAATGACCATGTCTCCGAAACTGATTTAGATGATTGGGAGTTTGACGCCGTTATCAAAAACAATAGCGATATGCCTAACCTGATTAACCAGATCAAACACCTATTAGGCTAATCAAATGACTTTTACTGGCACCCTTCTCCCTTACCAACCCGAGGCCGTAGACCGTATGTGCGAACGTGCTCGCATGCTTGTGGCTTACGACCTTGGGTTGGGCAAGACAGTGCTTACTATTGCCGCCCTAGAACGGCTTATGGATGAGGGCAAAATTAAAGAGCCAGGCCTTATAATTTGTTTATCTTCATTGAAATACCAATGGGCTAATCAGATTGAGAAATTTACAGATGGAACTTCTAAAGCTTTGGTCATTGACGGAACGCCGAAGAAAAGAAAAGAACAGTACGCCGAAGCTATGGACTGGCGGGCTAGCGGGGTTGATTACATTGTGCTTAACTATGAGCAAATTGTTAACGACTGGGATCAAGTACGACAGCTCCCACGAGGATTTGTCGTACTCGACGAAGCAACCGCTATCAAATCCTTTAAATCAAAACGATCTAAAGCAGTAAAGAAGCTAGTTAATACTCCTTTTAGATTTGCTTTAACAGGTACACCTATAGAAAATGGCAAACCAGAAGAGCTTTACTCAATCATGCAGTTTGTAGATGCAAGTGTTCTTGGGCGTTTCGATATATTTGATTCTGCTTTTATTGTTAGAAACTCTTGGGGCGCTCCTCAATATTATAGAAATTTAGATACTCTTCACACAAAGATGAAAGAGGCTTCTGTTCGTAAAGCTCAAAAAGATCCAGACGTTGCCCCTTACTTGCCAGACACTATTCACAACGACCCTATTAGAATTAATTTTGATCGTAAATGCTCAAAACTATACTCTCGAATTGTTGACGATTTACTATTTGATTTAGATGAGGCTCAAGCTTTATTTGGTTCTTCATTCAATGTGCTATCTCATTACGGGTATTCTTCTCAGCGTGGTGGGCCTGAAGACGAAATGCGCGGCAAGATTATGTCTAAGATTGGGGCATTAAAGATGCTCTGCTCCCACCCTGACCTTCTCCGCACCAGCGCGTCTAAGTTTAAACTACAAATGGGTGAAGGGTCTTCTTACGCAAGCGATTTAAATAGCTCGGGCGCCATAGACGGCGTTATTAGCTCTCCTAAGTTAGATTACCTTATTCAATACGTTAAAGAGTTTCTTGAGCAAGATGACGCAAATAAAGTAGTTATTTTTGCTACATACGTAGATATGCTTGATAAGATTGCTGAGGCACTTGGCCCTAACCAGTGTCGTCTATACTCAGGAAAACTAGATGCCAAAACTAAAGAGGAGAATAAAATTGCGTTTAATACAGATCCTTCTATTCGTGTGCTCATTAGTAGTGATGCGGGCGGTTACGGTGTGGACCTTCCAGCAGCTAACCTCTTGGTTAACTACGATCTCCCGTGGTCGTCGGGGGCCGCAGTCCAAAGAAACGGGCGTATAAAGAGAGCGTCTTCCGTTTGGCCCTCTATTGTTATTCAAGATTTGTTAGTTGAGGGCTCTATTGAGATTCGCCAATACGAGTCTTTACAGCAAAAAAGCTCAGTAGCTGACGCTATTCTTGATGGTGAAGGCCTAGATAAAGACGGTGGAGTGCCTCTGAGTGTTGGTGGCCTTAAACAATTTTTAGCATCATCTATAGTTTAGAGCATTTACACCCAACAGCCTACACAGAGAAGGTATAATTGTTCAATGCCTAATGCACCTAAAACTCCTACGCGTACTATTCGTGTGCCTGACAGCCTATGGCTCAATGTTCAAAAAAAAGCAGCAAAAGAGGGCGTCACAGTCACTAGTATTATTATTAAAGCCCTAGAGTCTTACATCGCTGAGGTTGACAGCTAACCCTTAAAGCATTAAGTTATTCTTCTAGTTAAAGGGGATAACATGGAAAGCCAAGAACTTAAAAATAATGTTCGTCAATATCTTATGCTTAAAGATGAGCTTGACTTAATTACCAAGCGTCAGACAGAAATTAAACAACGACTTATTGAAGTTGTAGACGCAGTAGAGGCCGATGACCGCGGTCACCGCATACTTACAATC